GGGCCATCAGAATTCGGGATAGTCTTTGCCCGTCCTGAAACAGGTAAGTCAGCTTTTGTTATCAGCATAGTTGCAGGCCCTGGCGGCTTTTGCCAGCAAGGAGCAACTGTTCTTTACTTGGGTAACGAAGAGAAAACTACCCGTACTAAACTGCGGGCGATACAAGCCTGTTCAGGTATGACCCGTGAGCAGATAGCCGACAACCCTGATCTGGCTATGAGCAAATACCTATCAATCAAAGACCGCCTGATAATGAAAGACGTGCAGGAATGGGATCTGGATACGATTAACTCTTATTGTGAGAAGATTAAGCCTGATATCATTATCGTAGACCAAGCGGATAAAATTAATATTGCTGGCAACTACAACGCCAGCCATGAGCGTATTCGTGAACTCTATCGATCACTACGGGAACTAGCCAAGCGACACGATGCTGCCCTGCTAGGTGTAAGCCAAGCGTCTGCAGATGCAGAAGGCCGTACCCGCATCGACTTCTCTATGCTTGAAGGCTCAAAGACAGGTAAGGCCGCAGAGGCAGATCTTATCATAGGTATAGGTAAGCATAACGGGGATGGTGACGATAACTCACCTAACCATGATCGTTTTCTAAACATCAGTAAGAACAAACTCAGCGGATATCACGGCTGCGTTCAATGCGTAATTTTACCAGAGGTGAGCCGCTATGCTGAGTGAAGATGATTTAAAAGAATTCTATGAAATGCTTGAGAAGAACAAAGAAGAGTACAAGAAATCCCCATCCCCTGAAGTTAAGGATCTGTTGGATGAACAGTTTGATTTGATCCAAGCTTTTATTCTCAACCAAACCAAGATTGCCGCAAAGCTGGCAGGCTTTAAAGTATGAGAGTACTTGTACTCGACTTAGAAACCACCGTTAAGAAAATCGAGGGAAAGATTGATAACAGCCCCTTCAATCCACAGAATAAGTGTGTCTCAGCGCACTTTGGTTTTCTTGGGTGGGATACGGTAGACGAGGTGACTAACCTTGTCTTCCATCATAATGAAAAAGAAACTCCTGATAGCCGCAAGGCGTTAGAACATTCGTTAGAACAGGCTGACGTGCTAGTCGCACACAACGCCAAGTTTGATGTTGCATGGCTCATTGCTATGGGCTTCGACATACCAGAAAATGTATTCTGCACGATGCTTTGCGAATATATACTGGCAAAGGGTCAGAGGCAGGAACTGTCTCTAAAGGCTACTGCAGAGCGAAGGGATGTAACCCGCAAGAAATCCGATCTGGTAGATGAACTGTTCAAGAGCGGTACGGGATTTGAGGCAATGCCCTTGGATACTGTTCTAGAATATGCAGAAGCTGATGTTATCTCCTGCGCTGAGATATATCTGGCCCAACAGAATGACCTAGCCCATGAAAGCAACAAATCGTTAAGTGAAACGATTAAGCTTACAAACGAAATGCTTCTGTTTCTTGTAGAGATAGAGGGCAACGGCATCAAAGTGGATCTGGATGTACTTGCAGGGATCAAAGAAGAGTTTCTTGCAGAGCAAACTGAATTAACCAAGCGCCTAGAAGAAATTGTTGAGCAAGTGATGGGTGATACCGTCATAAATCTCAATAGCGGTCAGGACATGACACGGGTTGTTTATAGCCGTGAGGTTATTGATCGTGATGACCATCAACAGGTATGGAATATAGGCACAGATAGCAACAACAAGCCCCTGTTCCCACCTAGAATGAACAGATCACAGTTTAACGCTGCGGTAAGGGCCACTACACGGGTTGTATATAAGACAAATGCTGTTTGTTGTGATGCTTGTGATGGTAGGGCGTATATACAGAAGTATAAACAGAAGACCCGCCAAAAGAACGGTAAGAAGTATCGTGTTCAAGGTGAACCATATAAGAACCTGTCTAAATGCCCGTCCTGTGCGGGTGTAGGAGCATTCTATCAGCCAAATGGTAAAGTAGCAGGCCTACGCCTTAACCCTACCATGCCCTCTGACGCTTCGATTAATGGCTTTAAGACCGACAAGGTTACTATCCAGCGTTTAATCTCTCAGGCAGAGGCCAAGGGCAATGATACCGCCGTTGAGTTTCTTACTAAGAGTAGCAGGCTAAACGCAGTCAGTGTGTATTTGGATTCTTTCGTTAAGGGCTTTGAAAATTGGACACGGGCAGATGGAATTCTGCATACCAATTTCACCCAGCACGTCACTGCAACAGGCCGACTATCTAGTACTTCTCCAAATATGCAGAACGCCCCAAAGCGTGGGTTTCCTGTGCGTAAGGCGGTCGTTAGTAGATTTGAAAACGGAACGATAGTTGAAAGTGATTTCAGTTCTGTTGAATTCGTTTTGGCTGGAGAATTATCCCGTGACCCTCAGATCATATCTGATGTTCAGACAGGCAAGGATCTACACAAACAGACTGCATCTATCATCTACCAGTGCAGTGAAGATGAAGTTACAAAAGACCGCCGCCAGGCTTCGAAGAAATTCTCTTTTGCTCCGATTTATGGAGGATTGGGGGCTGGAGAGGCAGATCACGTCAGATCGTATTTTTCAACTTTTTTTGAGATTTATGAAGGTCTTGGTGCGTATCACCGTAGGCTTGCAGACGGGGTTCTAAAGAATGGTATTGTGCAGATCCCATCTGGAAGACAGTTCTTTTGGCCTAACGTAGTTCGTAAGCGTGGTGGGCGTACAAGCCACTACACACAGATAGTAAATTACCCTGTGCAGTCCTCTGCCGCAGATTTGATGCTACTGTCCTGTGTTCGTGCGCTTCGTAAGTTCAGAGAACTTAAACTACGTTCTAAACTGATACTCACTGTCCATGACTCAATTGTCTCAGACGTCTATCCAGGCGAACTTGAGAAAGTCAAAGAGGCCCTGACATGGGCTATGGTGGACGTAACCAAAGAGGCTGAACAGCGTTGGAATTACACCTTCGCTCTGCCCCTAGAAATCGAAATATCAGGCGGCAAAAACTGGCTAGATCAAGTCGAATATGATTGACTTGTGCCACTTAGTTGTGCCACAATATAACTTCCAATAAAGAAAGGTTCTTAGATGAACGATATAACAACAGTTGATAGCATTGAGTTAGAGCAATTCTCCGATATTTTAGGCTCCGCAAGTGTCGGAGATTCCAGTGATGGCTTAGTTCGTGTACCAAAATTTGATCACCAGCATTCACCAGATGATGATGATGGAAACGTAATGCCCCGTGGCGAGTTTCGGCTTCATATGCCCGAAGGGATTGTCTACGCAAAGAAGCCCTTATTTAGGCCTCTGATGGCCCACATCCAGTATTATCTGTGGGAAGACGATAAGCTTACCAAATCACTGGTATGTAATAATTTGCGGGATGAAGCCCGTGATACGGCAGGCGGTATAGCGTGTGGAATGCCTGAATGGGAAGTTCGTGCGGAAGATAAAGAGTTACGGCAGAAATACAAAGATTGCCAACGGCGTGTGGTTCGTGGCTTGGTCACAATGGATGGTCATACACTAGACGGTTCGTCTGTTAAGATTGAAAACCAACCAGCCATTTACTTTGGTAAAGGCAGTACGAATTACGGCGGGTTTTTCAATGAATATATGAAGCTTTTGCCCAAACACGCAAATCTTCACGACTACCAATCTGAAATGTCCACTGAGCGGATGAAAGTTGGTGAAACCGTATTCTTTAAGATCCACTGGAAGCCGCTTCTTAACAACAAGCTTGCTCTTGATCGTGATGCGTTTGAAACAATGAAGGTTTTTGCACAAACCATTCGTGACGAAAACAAATACATCGATAAAGAACACTTTGCGAAGATGAAACAGGGCAGCATCGATACCAAGGCCATTAAAGCTTTGGGCGAAAGCCTTGACGATGATTTTGAAGATGTAGCATGAGCCTGCAGGCTGACATACACAAGGTCTTAGACCAGCTATCTAACAACGAAGGCGACACGCTGGATATTGATGATAGCTGGATCGAAGATGCGGGTGAGGCATTCAAAGATGCCTTACGCAGACAGTTTGCCAAGCGTGAGGATGAAGACTTTCGTCTTCGCATGTCCAACATCGGTAAACCCTTGTGCCAGCTACAGATGGCTAAAAGCGGCGCTACGAAGGAACGCAAAGACTACAACTTTATTATGCGGATGCTGCACGGTGATGCTGTTGAATGCATAATGGATGTGATCCTTAAAATCGCCAAGGCCAATATCACAGGCAGTAAAGATAAGGTTGCCTTAGAGTTAGAAGGTACAACCGTTAAAGGTGAAGATGATGTTGAGATAGACAATAAAGTCTATGATATCAAAACATGCTCTCCCTTTGCCTTTGAGCGTAAGTGGAAGATGGGGTTACCTGCCTTAAAAGCTAACGATGACTTTGGTTACGTTGGTCAGCTAGTTGGTTATTCAGAAGCCAAAAGCAAGAAAGCTGGTGGCTGGATTGTAGTATGCAAAAGCACTGGACAGGTTCTGGTGATGGATGCCGATTTCTCTAAAGATGAGAAGGATACAGTCCTGCAGGAAATGCAGATGAAGGCCACTGCGCTTAAAGAAGATTGGTCGTTTGATAGGTGTTTTGAGCCTGTCGATGACTTCTTCAATAAGAAATACACAGGCTCAAAAAAGCTTCCTGCATCTTGTAGCTGGTGCGACTTTAAAAAGTCATGCTGGCCCAAGGCCAAGCTACTTCCACAGCCCATGTCAAAGGCCAAAGAGCCTAAGAAAAACTGGTATGTCCAGTATGAGGGTGTGGAACTTTAAATGGCAATAACCCCGCAGTCTGCGAAAGCAAAAGGTCGCCGCCTGCAGCAATGGGTGAGAGACAGGCTCTACTCCACTTTCCCTAAGTTAGAAGACGGAGACATTCGCTCTACCAGCATGGGGGCTTCTGGAGAAGACCTGTTGTTCTCACCCGCCGCAAGACGCTGCTTTCCATACTCAGTGGAATGCAAAAACAATAAAAGTAATGCGATTTATAAAGTGATGGAACAGGCCATCAGCAACTGCCCCAAGGGCGCTACTCCACTAGCAATAATTAAGGCTGACCAGAAGAAGCCATTGGCGGTTGTGGATGCAGATCACTTTTTCAAATTGGCAAAAAGGAATAAAAAATGAATTCTAAATATCTTCCTAAAAATTCAGTCTCCTTGGTTGTATCTTTGGATGATGAAGGCCTGCCTGTTGTTGATGCGTATTCCAACCTTACAGACGAACAGACAGAAGACGAAAACACCTTTCTGGCTCTGTTACTTAAAGGCTTAGAGTTCAATGCCTATGCAGGCGGTAACCTGTTAGCGTCTATAGGTAACATCATGGCAATCCTAGATAAGTACGAAGAAAGCGATCTAGTATTTGAGCCTGACGAAGAACTGGTAGAGAAGCTTCAAGACGCAAAAATCATTCCTATCAACGGTAAACATAGGCCAAACTAATGGGTATGGATGACACTTGGTATGATCTTAACGAAGATCCAAACGCTACCTACGACATCACCCATGACCGCAAGAAGGTGGCATCAGATGGGCTGTCTACTTCATATTATCAGATCCCAGAACACGCCACTGAACTGCGGCATCTGATCAGTCACAAGGGCATGTCTAAAAGCCGTGGCGACATCTTCAAGGCTTGCTACAGGCTAGGTGAAAAGCAGGGCACAGACACGCTTTATGACCTGAACAAGATGAAGTTTTTCATCGAAGATTTAATCGAAATGCATAAGCGGGGAGAGCATCTATGAACATGCAGGATTATCAAACACAGGCCTCTAAAACAGCAATCTACAACGATGCGGATATCATCATTTATCCAGCATTGGGTATGTTGAGCGAGGCAGGTGAAGTTGCAGGTAAAATTAAAAAAGTCCTGCGTGATAAAAACGGAAATTTCGATCCTGTTGAGCGGGAGAAAATTGCCGAAGAAGTCGGTGATGTTCTCTGGTATCTTGCTGCTCTCTGCACCGATTTAGATATCGGAATGGAAACCATCGCCCAGCGCAATCTGGATAAACTTAACAGCCGCATGGCCCGTGGGGTTATCTCTGGCAGCGGTGATCACAGGTGAAATCGTATCGGGATCAGACGTTTTGTGAGTGCGATTGCACCAACATGATCTGTCACCTCTATTACGACACGGGCGTATTACAGGACGCCAAAGATGCGGGATTGCCCGTCTTAACATCGGATCAGTCCACGGGCTGTTCCTCTTATTTAAAACCAAAAACAGTACAAGAAATCGGGAGCCATAATGAGCAGTAACCAACAAACCTTTTCAACCCGTGCCAACGTAATTACACGCCGCACATATAACCGCCCTTTGAATGATGAAGGTACAGTCTTTGAGACATGGGAACAGACAGTTGACCGTGTGATTGATCACCAGAAGTGGTTGTGGGAACGTGCTAAAGGAAGCACCTTAGTTGAATCTGAACTTTCAGAACTTGAAGAACTTCGTGACCTTATGGTCAACCGCCAAGCTACCGTATCAGGACGCACCCTTTGGTTAGGCGGCACGGACGTAGCCAAAAACCGTGAGGCCTCGCAGTTCAATTGCAGCTTTGGGCGCTCTGAAACCGTACATGATATTGTGGATCAGTTCTGGCTTCTCCTTCAGGGCTGTGGAGTAGGCTTTGAGCCTGTTCGTGGTACACTTAACGGATTTGCAAAGCCTGTAGAGGTTGAGGTCATTAGATCCACCCGAACAGAGCGTGGCATTGAGGGTAACCAAGAGAAAACATACATCAGTGATGATGGAAAAAAAGTTCATCAAATAACTGTGGGTGATAGCGCAGAGGCATGGGCTAAAAGCATAGGTAAAGTGCTGGCGCTTAAAAAGCCGATTGATACTCTAATTTTAGACTTCTCAGAAATACGCCCTGCGGGTGAACGCCTAAAAGGTTACGGGTGGATTTCGTCGGGTGATGATACAATCAGCGTTGCCTTCGTTAAGATATGCGGCATCCTAAATAAACGTGCAGGTAAACTTCTCACTCGCATCGATATCTTAGACATCCTGAATCATCTAGGCACTACACTATCATCACGTCGAAGCGCTGAGATTGCTCTCATGCCAATTGATGATCCAGAGATCGATGAATTCATTGTGGCGAAAAAAGATTTCTGGGAACATGGCAATGAACACCGCCAGCAATCAAATAACTCAATTGTATTTCACTCTAAACCAACAAAGTGGGAATTATCCTACATCTTTGACCGCATGGTTGAAGCTGGTGGAAGCGAACCAGGATTTGTTAACGCAGAAGCTGCAAAGCGTAGAGCGCCCTATTTTAAAGGCGGGAATCCATGTTTTGAAATACTTTTAGGAAATAAGAGTTTTTGCAACCTAGTCGAGTGTGATCTAGGCAAGTTCCTGTCAGATACCCCGGCCCTAGAACGTGCAATGTGGGTTATCGCACGGGCAAACTATCGGCAAACCTGCGTTAATCTAGATGACGGGGTGCTACAGCGTTCATGGCATGAACTAAATGAATTTCTGCGTCTATGCGGTGTTGGATTGACGGGTATCGTGAAGTTTTTGGACTTTCATGGGCCTGAATCACCCAATAGGCTTAGAAACCTAAAGTATCAGGCCCATACGGGCGCAAATAGCATGGCAGATACACTTGGATTGCCACGCCCACAGAATATCTGCACCGTTAAGCCAAGCGGAAGCCTCTCAAAAATCTTTGATACGACTGAGGGGGTTCACAAACCTTTAGGGAAGTATGTGTTTAACAACGTAACCTTCTCCAAGCACGATCCGTTGGTTCCTGTGCTCAAAGCGGCTAACTATAAAGTAGTTACAAAGCCATTTGAGCCAGACAGCGTGTTGGTTACGTTTCCTGTGGTTTATAACGATGTTAAATTCACAGAAGTTGATGGGAAGTACGTCAATATTGAAACAGCCGTAAAACAGCTAGATCGATATAAAATGATGATGGATCATTATGTTGATCACAACTGTTCCGTAACCATTTCCTATGACGTAGGTGAGATCCCTGCCATCATCGATTGGATTATGGAAAACTGGGATAGCTATGTAGGTGTTTCGTTTATCTACCGTAATGATCCTACCAAAACAGCCGAAGATCTGGGTTATGCATATTTACCGCAAGAGGTAGTTACGCATGATGAGTATAAAACCTACTCCGACAATCTTTGGCCTGTTGATTTGGACGGTGCAAACAGCCTGTTAGAATTAACAGAAGACGAATGTGCGACAGGTGCATGTCCAATTCGGTAATGCGCCATAATACATCAGATTCTCCGTTTGAGTTAGGTTACCAAGCCTTCTTTGACGGGGAGTTTGTATGCCAGTACCGCCCAAAGTCTCACTACCACCGTGAGTGGCATCGGGGCTTCAACAAAGCCTATTTTTACAACAGGAATACACATGTACAAAGCATTCCAATCGAAAGACTTCAGCAAGTATGATGAAGCCGCAAGAAACCGTGCTAAAGAGTTTTGGACTAAGCAGGGCTACACCTGTACGGATCACGACAATGAATATGACGTAGACCTTGTAGTAGAAAAGGACGGTAAGCGGTTTTACTGTGAAGTTGAGGTAAAGACCGTCTGGCATGGCAAAGACTTTAAGTACAATACCATTCATATTCCTGTTCGTAAGGCTAAGTTCTTAGGTAAACCTACGCAGTTCATGGTCTTCAATAATAGCCTTACCCATGCTGCCGTAATAGGTCGCAAAAAGGTGCTAAATGCGACTAAAGTAGATGTACCAAACAGGAAGATTGCGTTTGGCGAAAAGTTCTTCGATATACCGAAAGAAGATGCCATATTTGTGCAAACTATATAAAAGAAAAAGCCTCAAGGCGATTGACCTCAAGGCTTAGTTTTTATATAACAGTAGGTGATTAGAACCTTGGTCGGTTCCTAGTCGTTTTAGATTGAACCCTCAGATTTAGGTCTGGGGGTTTTTCTATTACTAAGGAATAAGATCCATCATTTGCTGATCTACATTGTTTTGGTCGTACATATATTCTTTCTCAGCACTTACTGCTTTAGTTGTACCCGCAGTTATTGCTGTAATTAAGTTTTCATAAACTAAAGGATCCATTGGGTATGTATCGTATTTTTTAGCTAATTCTAGAAACCTCTCTGGGTCCGCTAAAATATTATCTAAAATTTTCTGCGCCCTGTTAGTTGTATCTAAAGCATCAAATGTTGCACCTGCTATCGAACGAATTTTTGCACCAGTTCTATTGAGAGGCCCAATAAGTGTCATAATCATTCGATTAGTTGCTTGTACCGCTTCTTTATTAAATGCCGTTGCAGATACCCCCGGAACAGGAGTTGCCTGATTAGATTTATCAATCATACGGGCTGCATCTAACAGGATCTCAAAAGTTTCCATTCGCTCTGGTTGTTCAGAGTAAATTTCTCTACCTATCGAAAGTATATTGTTAGCCTCTTCCAGTGTTCGATCAACATTAGCACCCTTTAATGTTGTAGCCCCGCCGCTTTGTACTTTCGCACCTGATACTTTTTCTGACAGATATCTTAGATAAGCAGTTTCCATACCATCACGAACTACAGAAGCACGGGCTGGGGGCATATCATCTAAACGGGCAACAATATCCTGTATTGTTCCTATGCCTTCAGATTCTCTAAATATTTTAACAAAAGCATCTTCTGGGTTTAGGTTTGTAGCCATTTCCCTTCCGTATACATTACTTAAAAACTTACCCAATTCTGTTTTTTTAACTTCTTTTCGTGTCTGTGATGCGACTTCTTCTGCAGTAGTAAGGGCAGCTTCTAGTAATTTTTTATTTCCCGCTGCAGATTCAATTGAGGCAACTAAAGAATTAATTTGTTTAGCCCGTTCAGGAAAAGCTTGGTTAAGCGAATCCGCATATTGTTGTAGTCTATCCGACATTCCTTTTAGTGCTTCAGGCGTCATAGATCCTTCTGACCTTACCTTTGAAGCAAACCCATTAATTACATCTGTAATCATGTAATCAGCAATTGCCTTTGGGTCTTCTACTTGCTCAAGTGCTGTTTTCATATTTAATACAGCATCAGCATTATTACCCTCAAGAACAGAGGTTACCAGTTCACGGCTACGCTCTTTAAAACCAGCTTTCTGAGTTCCCCTTGTCATAACTGGCTCATAGAGATCGCCAAAATCAGCTACTACTCCACCATCTCGCCAAACAGGGGCGTATTGATCTGAATAATAGGTATATGCTTTCGTGGCAGCATCTGCCGCCTCTTCGTCTGCATTTTCCGCAACCCACTGTACCTGATCATCAATAGCACGTTTAACATCTATAAGGCGTTTGGCTACCATATCATCGCCACGCTTATAGGCCTGATCAATTAGGTTAGAAAGTTCTGGGCGAACCTTGTTGTATAAGGTTTTAAAATCAACGCCACCGTTGAGTAACTCTTCAGCAAAGTCTCCTGCTTCTGTAGTAGTTGTAGTTGTTCCCTGTACCCCAAATGGTACAAAGGGCGCATCTTCTACGACTTCTTTTGGTTTTAAAACAGACCTAATTGTATTGATAAGATCAACACTCTTGGTTCTTGTACCGCTTGTATCCAAAAGATTTATTTGTTTTACGGCCTCTTCTACCTGTGCGGCAAAGCTACTATAATCAAAAGGCGTACCGTCTGGTATTGCATTATACAGATCGTCTTTTGTTTTGCTCATTGTTTCTTTAGCTTGCATCAAACCGTTTCTGATTTGATCAAAGGAAGCAGATTTATCTGTAACAATGTCCGTTCCAGTTACCTGCTCTAAACGACTAATCTGACCACTAAGTTCCAGATCTGCATTCTGGATACCTTCGACTACCTGTTTTGCTGCAGCGTCAAAATTAGTTTGTGCATCTACGGCGTTAATATCAGCGGATGCTACGGAAGCACGGGCATCTGTTGCCAATTCATCTGCGGCGGCGGCAATAGTATCAACTTGTTCTGCAGGAACATCTGAGGATATTTCCGCTAGGCGATCATCCACTTGTTTTTGTAGTTCTCTAGCAGGCCCCTCAGAAGCAGCAATTAACTGCGGGTTATTAGATGCTTTTTGTATATTACCTGCACGAACCCCTGAAATTCTTGCTATATCTTCTGGTTCTGCAGTGCCCCTCAAAAGAGCAGAAAGAGTATCTACTGGTACTTCTTTAGCAGCAAGATTTTGTATCTCAGGAAGAAGAACTGTTTTATTTTCTTCAACAATTCGAGCAAGTTCTCTTTTTGCTTCTGCTATTTCTTGAGGTGTAGTAGAAAAATCAATCTTTATAAGGCTTTCGGTTAATTCATCATAGATCCTACGGGTAATAGTTTGTTCTCTTCCTGCGTCTAATAATGGAAGGATAGTGAATTTAGATGCCAGTTTAGCGGCTTGTGCGGTTGTCATTACAACCCCTGAAAGCGCACTGTTTAAAAACATACCTTCAACAAGCACATTTACACGCTGCTCAATTATGTCTTCTGCCTTGCTGTCGCCAAGATCAAGGCCCTGCGCTATTGGGATAAGAGCAGCCTTTTCTCCACCAAGGAATAAGGTTCCTTCGTCTGTACTGGTTGTAGCTGCAGCGCCTGTTTCAGCGGCGGCAAGAACTGCAAAACCTCTAATTACTTTAGGTAGAGCCTTTGTAACTACCTGTGCGGCAGCACCCCCCCCAAAAGAAGTTATTACCGCAGGAACAGCATCTGTTAGGATAGCATCCCCAAAGCTGTCGCCAGTATCGACATTAACGATTAACGGGCTTATGGCATCTACTGCGCCCTCTGCCCCTAATACTTCTGCTCCTGCAGCGCCTGCTTCAAGTATAGCCCCAGCACTTTCACTAAGACCCAAAGCAATTTTACTAAATTCATCTACCTTGGCTTCAGTGTCATCAAAAGCCGTCGATGCCCTGTCCAAATCACCAGTTAGTAGCCCCGCAATAACATCATAAGTATTGTCCAACATACCATTTTTACCAAACATCTTCATATCTGGTCGGGGTATATATTCACGCCTACCTGTTTCGGGGTCTTCGTATACTGCGTAACCCAAACCAAATAAAGGCTTTATAACATCAGGGCTTTCCATGAGAGTATCGTATTTTTCTCTAGCCTCACTATAAGTAAGGCCTGAGTACATCTGTGTGCTAATAGCATCAGGTTCTTCTTCAGCTATTTCTTTTAAAGTAGGCTCATCTTCTTCGCCCTCTTGTGTGTTTTCTAAATCATCAGAAGCAAAAGGATCAACGATGCTAGTTTCACTACTTGCCTCTACAGGAACAGGCTCTGTGTTGTCTGTTTCTATAGGTATAACACTACTTGTATTTGTTTCGTCTTCTTCAGTAGCAAATGGGTCTACAATATCTACCATTACTTTAATACCCCGTAAGTTTTAGACCAGAAATCTGTTAAATCCTTATCGCTTACACCAGGATTTTCTTCCCTAGCACGGGATAAGAAATTTTCTAAAGTAGGTTTTCCTGATAACCATGAGAATGCGTCTGCCATCCCGTTATCATTTGCATAAAGACCTGTTGATTTTCCGTAACCTTTAAATAGGTTTTGATCACGCCTCTGTAACATAATAACAGCATCATCTTCGTTGAAGTCATTAATCATCCTCTGGGTCTTTTTAACGACTGCCGCTGCTTGACTCTTCAGGTTAGCACTAAAGGTTTCATAGGTGTTACCTTGATCTAATATGGCAAGTGCTTTTTCAAAGTCTTTGTTCGATAGTCCTTGCCCTGATTGTCCTAGAGAACTTGCTGCAAAGGTAAACGCCAGTTTAATCTTCTCTGCTTGAAACAGAGCAGCTTTTCTTGTGGTTTCGTCTAATCCAGGGATACTGTTTAGATATTGATTTACTGCACTATCAATATTTGTCTCAATATCTGATAAAGATCTAGTTTCGTTAAACGTATCTACGATAGTTCCAACTTCTACGCCTACTCTCTTTATAAATGGAAGTACTTTACCGCCTACTGTAGTTAATATAGCGGGATTACCACCCATTTCAGGGTTAACTAAATCATCAAGTTTCTTTGCTGATTCCAGCGTAGTAGCCATACCTATACGCTGCTTTTTAAGAGGCTGAATAGTAGATTGGTTAATCTTAATTACACCATCGTATATATCATCTTGTAGATCCAAGTTTATAACCTGTTCTCCCTCAACAGGAATACGGGTTTTAGTAGGATCATTAAGATCAACATACTGATTATTTTCATTAAGTTTAGCAGTAGTACTTTCAATTTCTCCCGTTTCAGATTTGTACTTAATTAGGAAAGTTTCGCTTCCTGGTAAAATCTTAGGTGCTTGAGCATTCCTGTTATTAAGAAGTTCTTGTAACTTAACAATATTTTGAGGTGCAGTGCCTTCCGTATTTATTATAGAAGTAATAGTAGCGGTATCTACATCGTCATAGTCTGCAATATTAAAATCATTTATTTCTTGTGCTGCAGCGGATGCGCTTTTCTGTACTCTTACCCTATCAATGTCTGCCTTATAATCAGAATCTGTAACGGTAGACGATAGAATTTCAAGAACATCATCACTTAGTTTATCTAAATCGACTATACTTAGAGGCTTATCTGCAGATATTACCTTGCCGTATTCTCTAACTCGTTTAGCACCATCGAGATCACCAGCATCTTCAAGTTCTTTGGCTTCGCCTTCAAAGTTATCTTTAGTAATTGTACTCCACTCGATTGGTTCCTTGATTTCCTTCAATGCCGTTATTTCTGCATCAATAATCTTTAGGTCATCATCTTTAGCACCCAAAGATTTAGCAACCCGCCGCTTCTGTTCCATCTCACCTTTATTCAATCCTATAAAAGAGTCAGGCTCTACGATAGTTTCCCACGGTTTAAGGTTTTTCTCTTCAGAGGTTACAAGTGCTTGAATAGCAATGTATTCGTCTGTTTTCGTTTCTCCTAATACCTCTGCGGCCTGAAGCTGGTTTTTTGCAGCTTCTAAATCACCAGCAAGAGAATTAATGGTAGCTTTTAAACCTCTTCCTTTAAGCAGTGCTTCTCTGTCTTCCAGTATTTTTAAGAGATCCGCATCTAAGGTAACATTGTCGCCCTTGAGTTCATCTTTATATAACTCAATATCTTCTAGGGTTTTTAATCTTGTGTAATCAAGTTTAGCAGGGGTTTCCCCAAATGGCGTGATTTTAATTCCACGCTTCTCTATTTCTACGGGTTCAAGGGAAGCATCATTTTCACCTTCAGGGCCAAGAATAGCATCCATCTGCTTTTCCATGCCGCCCTTTATAGTACCGCCCAAGTCTCTTAAATCACCAACAGTGTCACGGATTCTATCTTTAGTCTCAAAATCGTCTATGGCTCCAGCATTCTTATAAGCAGCGAGTGTACTGCTATCGGCAACATCCGTATCTACGTCACTACGCCGTAGCAGCGGCCCCTGTAATTCAAGGCTCTCAGTTTCAGTTGTAAATTCCAGCCTTCCGCTTTCCACCATATTCTGAGTAGCAGTCATAACTGCACCAACATCTCCGTCCATCAAGGTAAGTTGCTGTTGGAAATAGTTTACCGCCTGCGGGTTATTGTTTGTGCCAGAAAAAGTTTCAGATAAGATCAGGGCATTCTTTTTATTCTTCTGTGCCTTATCTTCTGCCTTACGTTGCCGTTCAGCCGCAGCCCTTCGTGCCGCTCTTTCCTCTTTGGCTTTAATCTTTGCTTCTTCTTTTTCATCAGCCGCTTGCTGCATCCAGCTTTTAGCAATGATGTCTGCGCCCTTTGAGAAGGCTAAACCAAATGAATCTTCGTTTTTGTAATAATTCTTTTTACCAGAAGAAACCGCCGCTTGTGTATCACGCCAACCCATCTACAGGCTCCTCTTCTTCTTCATCAGTTGATAAACCTAGCATTGCAGCCTGTTCTTCTTCACTGGCTGTTTCTGCATCTGTTGGTGTAGCCATTAAGCCACCCTCTGAATTGGTTACTGCCTCTTCCACAATTTCATCAGGATCTTCTTCTTCGTCATCATCAAAGATGCCAAGCGCCAGTTTTAGGGAAGTAGGTGTAATTACCACACGGTTTTCTTCGTTCAGCCCCATGTCGTACTTAATTTCCTGTTCATCGGCTATAATACCAATGTAACGGGCTAGTGGGCCTGCCATTAAGATAGCTAAATCAATAGAAAACTTACCACGGGAAATGCCCTGCATAAGTATTGCGCTTACGACCGTAGCAACGTGCGTATCAATTTTTAAAAGAGCATAAACCAGTTCTAATTCTTCTGGCTCATTCATTTTTCTGATTAAATAATCAACACCCTCATCGTAACTGACGATATCAGGTGGTCTGTGCCAAGGATAATTACGGGTGTCTGCAGCGTAGTTTGCACCAGCAATCGGGAAATCAAACATCTTCATCTACGATCTCCTCATCATTGTCTTCTGACAACATTTCTTCTTCAAGTTCATCGAAGTATGCAGGGGTATGAAATATTCCCTCTTCGCTTAATTCATTGGTAGCGGCGGGTATTTTACCGTTCATAAAAGCCTTAATCGACTTCTTTACTGCATCTTCAAACTTCATTGGATTTCTCCGTAGTTAACTGTGAGATAGCCATGAGAACCGACAGAAACAGCATTCGGATATTTCTTCTGAACTTGTTGTGCTATAACCCCGTAAGCAGGGAACTTATCTGCCCCTATACGCTTGGCTTCTTTGTTCCATTTCCAGCTATAAATCTTTAAGCCTTTTTCAGTATTCAGATACTGAATGTCTGTCTTTAATCGTTCATCAGAAGGCCACCCTCGACCAGAACTAATCCATGCAGCACCTAGAGTTATGAGGCCGTCCATAATGCCATTACCGCCGCTGCTTTGTCCTGCTTGCGCTCTAATCTCTGCGCCCAATATAGTGGCGTCACGGTCTGCTTCTGCATTCCATCCCTTGAAAATATAATCCAAAAGATTGTCTACACGATCCCACAGTCGGGTCATTGATTCTGTAGACAGATCAAACGCATTTTTAACATCTAGCGTTGCCGCATCAAATTCCATTTCCGTATTTGTAGTGGCTACTGTTTGTCTCCATTTGGCATTAGCAAGATCCAAGTTGTATTGCATATCTGCATAAAACTCTTGGCGAGACTGCTCTAGCTTAGAATTAAACTCACGGTTGTCGTTAATCTCGCCAGTATTAAATCGCTTCATCTGATTGATTTGTTCAGCGTTCTGCAACGAAATCTGTGCATTCATATTATCATAATATTTCTGCATATCGTTGGCTTGCTCTGCCCCAAACAAACGGGCTGCGTTAATAGCCGATTGATCGTTAAAGATGGCATCAACCATAGCTTGCGTATTTATAACTTCAGCCTGTTGCTCATTAGTCAGGTTAGCCAAATCCATTTCCAAGAATGCCTTGGCATTTTGTACCGCAGCCGCCTGACGGGCATCCAGATTTGCTACCTCAAATTTAGCCAGCACGGCGGCTTTGTTAATTATAGCTTCTTGTCGGTTATCTAGGTTTTTAGTTGTGAGGGTTTGGAAGAAAGAGGCCTCTTTTTCTGCAACACCCAAGGTTGCTTCCATAATTGCGTTGCTCATTGCCGCAGTCATGGCGGTTCCAGAAATACCAGAGAAAGCCATTGTCTTTGCAACGTCACGGGAAAGTGATTGTGCCCAAGGCGGTATTACAGGGTTGCCGTTACTATCTTTAAATTCGGCAGAGATAATCTCCATCTGCCCTAGAATGGTGGCCTTACTATCGGTGTAGTTACCTTCACCTAATTTCTGGGCAAGCAGTTTACCTGCAACCGTAGACGTATCGATGATATTACTAATATTTTGTGTGGCAAAGTCATTAAGGGCCTCGCCTGTTACACTAACTGTACCGTCTTCATTTACGCCTGTGGCAGCGCCTGTCATATCAATTTGGGCAGCGTCTACTAGGTTTTCATCACGAATTTCACCTGTGGCTGCATCTACGGTGGTTGCGTCTGTTCCTAGCTGATCTGCGGTTGTACTGGCATCATATGTTTCTGCGCCAGGATTAACTACACTATCGACTGTAGATGCATCCCCTGTGGTTGCGACTGCAACAGTAGGACTATCACCTAATAAATAGTTAGGGTTAGTAGGGTCTAGCAATGTTCCTGCAGTCTCAGGATCAAGATTAGGTACTTTATCTAAAAGCGAAGCGCCATTATCTTTTAACCATCCCGCAGGATCATCTAGGATAGCTTGTATTTGTTCGTTGCTAGTAGCCATACCAGCTTCTTCAGCCATCTTAATAATAACTTCTGCGCCCTTAGTCGCATCATTACTACCATCGTCCTCAGTAGCGTTGTCGGCAGCTTCTTGAAGAATAGCGTCTGCCTGATCATTATCCCCACGGTCACGGGCATCTTGGGCCATTTTCTCATAGCCAGACGTTGATTGATCATACCCTTCGTCACCGGGATATTTACCAGATGCGTCTTTGCGTAAGAAGTCTTGTACTTGGCCTGTGGTTTCATTCACTTCTACCTGATACTGCATTCCCAAAAAATTATGGGAGTATTGAAAATCTGGTTCACCATCTTTTCCTGGTCGAGTATATACCACCCTGCCATCGATAACCTGACTAGGATCTTTTTCAGGGTCTGTTCCGTTAGCCCATCCTGCTAATGCGCCAATTACACCAGTAGGTGAAGCAAACCCTAAAATCTTATTAATTCCAGACGGGGCAGAACCCTTTGGTACGAAGTCTTCGTTTACTCCACTAGAAGTAACATTGGCCTCATTGTCGTTTCCTGTGGTGTTCGCACTACCTGTATAAACTGAATTGCCGTCACTATCACTTCCGTATCCCCCCGAAGAGTTTGTAGGAACAACAGTACCTGCGTTAGACCCAGAGTCATACGTTAGCGTTCCATTAACGTAGGATGCGCCATCGTCAGGAGTAAATGTGTTGGCTACGCTTTCCGTAAAGCTGTTACCGCCGCCGAATGTGGATGACCATAAGCCCATTAGATATTATCCTTCTCTTTTTCACATGCACGGATTCGGTCACGCAGCTTTGCGTAATCAGCGATTGCCATCGGTATAGTTGTCTGTTCCCCGTCTAGGGCCTCCAACTCATCCGCTAATTCTTGATTAAATTCTGAAGAATACTGCTCCATCGGTGGGCAATATATTTCCAGATTGGTTCTATAAACCGTTCCCCCGCAGCCTGTCAGTAAGAGACTTGCGGTCATTAAGACTGTCAGCTTCATGTTCTGCCATTTTCTTATAAAAATTGGTCGTTTTCTTTTGCGCCTGAAGATCATCTTGCAGGACTTTATTCTTTTCTTTGGCCCGACCCTTAACCTGACCCATCACATAGATAATGGGCAAAGCTAAAGCCAAAGTGGCAATGATATAGGTCTTTATCTTGCCGAATATGAACATCAATGGATGCCCTCTTTGTTATCTTTAAACCGTGCATATGCAGCCAATGCGATACCGCCGATTGCACAGATCAAAAAGATTGTTTTAAGCATTGGGGCGTAGGCAACTAACCCTTGGATTTGCCCCGCTACCTCATTCATTGCAGTGGCTGCACCAGCGATCCCTGCACCTGCCATTGTCTTACTCTTAGCAAGCGATTTAGGGGCCTCTGCGGTAGGCTTCTGTGGCATTGCTGGGCCACCTTCATCAGAAGGCAGTTGTGCATCACGGGCAAAGATAGCAGCCTCTGCGGAACGTCTGCGAGTTAGTCCACGAATAGGTGTTAGTTTGCCATCTACACGGGCTTTATTCCAGCGCATGATCTGTTCAGGAACTTCATCATACAAACCCTTGTTAAGCTTTTTAAGCAGTGTTGAACTACGAAAATTACCGCCACCTAAGTTAAATACAAATGAAGTCAGGGCATCGTACTGCGGCTGTGTTAAAGGTACGTTGACGTACTTCTTAACTATCTTACCGTGTTCATCTAAATCTTCGATAAGACGTTGTTCACAATACTCTTTTGTCCATTTAACGCCAGATCTTACGCCACGGGTTGCCCCAAATCCGCAAGTCCAACGTCCTGCCAAACAGCGATATGAGTGTACTAAGCCATCGTCTTTTACTTTGTGCAGACCTTCAAACTTTTTAACAAGTTCTACGCAGTCTTGGGATACTGTTACTGGATGCATATTATTACCTAGCAAACGTGTTTGGATTTATTGGCTGGCTAACGGGAATCGTTCCTGCGAAAGGATTAGGTGGCCTTTCCATATTTGGTTTAGGTGTACCCGTAGTGGCAAACGGAGAAGCAAATCCTGTGCTAGGAACAGCCGCAGACATAGCAGGGGATAGGTTACCCATAGAGGCATTACCGCCTTGCATAGTCTGTAGTTTACTCAAACTATCTAATGAACGATTGACATTAATTACCTTATTGCCAATCTGCTTACCTGTTACGTCAAAAGAACGAAGCAGTAGATTGCCTTGATTATCCATAGCACGGGAGATTGTGTTACCCTGCTCATCGATGCTGTTTTTAATCAATTCACCGTTATCGGAGAAAGCTGCACCAAGCTGGTTAAAGTCTTGACGCATAGTCATGTCCAGATCAGTCTGAGCCGCAGCAATCTTAGCTAGATCACGGGCTTGTGCTACCTGACCACCATCTAAGTTCTGGAAGCCATTTGCCATAGCTTGTTGAACGTCAGTGACAGCGTTGTTGGTGGTAGTTTGGTTTTGCCCGACTTGCTGAGTTAAATCAGCCTGACCAGACATAAGCCCATCACCTACACCCTGAATCTGCCCTGTTAGATCACGCTGATAACTTTCTGCCTGTGTCAGCATTTCGTTGACGTTCATATTAACCTGATCAACTTGATTGCCTGACTGATCAAAACGGGTAGCAATAATATTTCCCTGATCATCCATCTGGCGGCTAATAGTATCTCCGTTTTCCGCAATGGAATTTTGGATTAGCTGACCGTTTTCATCAAAACTAGAGGACAAGGCTTCATATTGTTGCTTAGTATTCTCATCAATATTAGCACCTGTAGTAGTCATAATATCGCCAAGGTTACCAAGTCGAGTTGTAAGGTTTTCTTGCTGTGCTAGGGCATCAGTACCTGCCTGACTAAACCCGCCTTCAACCGCAGTACCTAGATTCTCGAACTCAGCACCAACTCCTGTGGCAACATCACCTAGCTGAGTACCCAAGTTAGCTTGGCCTGTAGCAGTAGCTTGAGCATATGCACCCAAGTCTTCCCGTAGGCGATCTGTTTGGTTAGCCTGTGCAGTAGCCAGATCAGCCCGTGACTGTTGAGCCAGTTCCTGATCTTCGCCATACCGCTCTGTATAATTATCAAAGCTTGTTACAAACCCGTCTTGCCCTTGTTGTAGGGCAGCTTGGTTCTCTAGTGATTGAGCCGCATAAGTATCAGCGGTATCTGACATTGTGTCTAGATTTGTCTGGAGTTGGCCCTGACCATCTAGGACATTTGCTTGCGTATTAGTTAGCTGAGTAGCAGCCTCACCAAATCCCTCTTGAACGGCGGCATCTGTAGTTTCAAATCCTGTGTTCATAGCTGTATTTGCGGCATCAAACTGAGCAGTACGGTCAGCCTGTGCATCAGCAAATCCTTGTGCTTGATCAACAAACCCCTGATCTACAGCCCCTTGAATATTTGCTTGTCCAGTATCAACAGTATCAAAACGACCACTCATGTCATTAAAGCCGCCAGAGACATCTGTAGACAGGTTATTTAATGAGGTAGCGTTCGCACCAATCGCAGTATTATTAGTACCAATACCAGTGTTAACGGTATCAAACTGAGTATTCATACCCGTGTTATACTGATCCATTAAATCTTGGATGTTAGTAAAACCCGCAGTTAAATTATCCCCAACGCCTGATACTGAAGTATCGATATTATCGAAACGGGTGTCGAAGTTATCATACCGTGCCGTAGCATCATCACGGGCATCTGTAATCTGACCCGAAATGCCAACCTGGTTATCTGCTAAAGTCTGGTACTGATCATCACCCAAACCTGTATTTGTTACATTGGTTGTGTCACCGCCGCCGCCGCCCATATTAGAACTCCTTCGTATGAATTTTATCTGGCTGTTTAAACCGCCGCCAATTGGCAGGAACACGTTGGCCCAAGACGGATTGTGAATGTTTCATCATGCCTCGCATGACTTTGGTTGAATGACCGTAGGGGGCTATGAAATCTATTCCCCAAAGTTGATACTGGTCATCAATTACATCAGGACGTTTATGTACCTCTTCGCTGGGCATCCATCGTTCTGATAGAAATTCGGTAGCCTCTTCCTCAGTAAGCCAAGCCCAAGATACAAAACCTATTGGTTTATCGCCGTTATAAAACAGTCGGGCTTTTAGGTGGATTAGTGGGAAAAGGCAGTAGTGGTTGAATTCAACCAGGGTATACAGTCTGTGATCTGGAGATTGGTTGAACAGAAACAGACTGTCTAATACAGCTTTCTGTAATTGCATATAGTTCTATCTTTTTGGGATACCTAACTATAGCACTTAATAAAGCACCAATGCAAGCCCTTATGCTGCATCTTTTGTTTCTTCTAGGGAAGCAGTCAGCATATCCATAAATGCTTTTTTGCCTACGCCTAGTTGATCTAAGTTAAACTGAGTAGTGCCAATCTTGCGGTCAAGATCAGCGACATGGTTTACCATAATCTTTTGCTGGTCAGTAAGCTGATCCTCAGTGTATTCTTTGTCGTTAATGACAATGGTTTTTTTGTTTTCTGCCATTGTTTTTCTCCTATTTAAGTTAAAATTAAGCCGCCCAAGGTGTGCCAGTAGCTTCGGCTGTCTTACGGGCAACCTGTGCGTCTACTTTACCTTGGCGGTTTTCTTCAATACGAGCCTTTGCTTCTTGGGCTGTTTCTTCGCCTTCGATCAAGCTGTTGTAGACCCAGCCAAGCACTGTGGCTTCAGTCAGGTCAGCGTATGCTACAAAATCAGACGCCGTAGCATCAGGCTCTAGTCGCAATTTGCCACCCTCTACTGCACTGCATTCTGTGTGGGTATCGTCTTGTACACGACATTCCCAATAGACGGTTTTTACGCCGCCTGTGGCATCGTCACGAACCATGTCGTTGACTTTCCATGTTGTTGTTTGAGCCATTGTTTGTTTCTCCTTTATGGCTGGGGGTTAAGCGTTTTCGAGAGCCGTGATACGGGCTTCGAGTGTTTCAATTTTGGTGATGGCTTCTTGCAATGCGGCTACAATAACAGGCGTAATACGTCCGTAGTCCATACCCATCATAATTTCACCATCAGGATCACCCGATACGGATTCTGGGGCAACGTCCACCATCTCTTGAGCAATGAACCCACGGGTTCTTGGGGCATCATCCTCGTCGATCCAATCAAACTCAACGGCCCTCATTCTGTTCAGAACATCAATACCATCAGTAATAGTTGAGACATTTTCTTTAAGTCGAGCATCGGAGCCTGTGTTGTAAGTTGTGCCAGAAGCAGTTGTTTGAGTATAACCCTTCTGAACCCCTGCACGGGCGAACCAAATTCCATAGAATCCTGAGGTGTCGGGGTCGCTCACTTCAATTCCGATATTATTGGCGACAGAAACGTGAAGTCGAGCGGCTACATCCGCTTGTGAGTTTATCCCCATAAAGATTTCGGAGTTGTAAGCATTAACAAAAAATGCGTTAGCGTTGCCGTCACTCTCAATGCGGAAGTCCTGATCCCTTCCGGGTTGGTTGAATACTAGGCTAGTATTATAAAAATCCGCAACTGCTTCACCAAAATGCGCTATTTGGAGTGGTTGACTTACTGAGTTGTTTGCGTGAATGAATGAGGAATTCGCTACGCTATTATTAAACTCTTGCCCCCCGTCTCCAATCATCCCAATCTTAAATTGTTGAGCGTGTGAACCATCTTGGCTCATAGACAAATAAGGATTGTCGTTTTCCCCCACGTTGTTGGTATCTGCCTGGATATGGATACCCGCATCACCCGCACCAGATAAATGCAACATATGTTCAGGAGTGTTTTCGTTAATGCCAATTCGATCATTCCCCGCATCAACAAACAGCATATTAGCGCTGTTGTTACTCTCAACACGGAAGTCGTGGTTAGCACTGTCTTCATTGACAACTGTTTCGTCTTGATACAACGTCATGTTAACCATGGCACCATCGCCGGTGCCAAAATACATGCCGCCTTCAGCACCCAAAGAACCAAAAAATCCACGAAGTGTGCCGTTGTTATATAACTCAAGGTTTGAACGGTTGTTGCCGCCCGTGCCGTTACGGTTCAAACGCAAGACGGGGCTGTTGGCAGACATACTTGATGATGATCCGGGGCTTAAATAAATGCCCTCGTTTGATGCGTGGTTATAATTATCGGTTGTCGTTCCAAACGCAGTCGTTCCGTTTTCTGCATTCATAAATATGGCGTTGGCGTTTGCGTCACTCTCAACACGGAAATTTTTATCTCGGCCATCTTCATTAACCACGATTTCTGACGCCACAAACCTCAAATCGTTTTGAAACCCTGCCTGTGTTGCCGGATCGGTTGAAGAACCAATAATTAAGCCGCCTACGCTATCATATGCCAATGTAAGCTGAGAATTGGTTTCAATATTTAATGAACCATAACCGGTGTTGCTTGTCTTATTACTACGCTCCCACGTTTGAATAACATTCCCTGCTTTGGAAACCTCAACTTGCGAGTTGAATGTCGAAGTTGCATTCACCGTCAACGTGTCACTCGACGCATCACCAATCGTCGTATTGCCATTCATCGTGACAGCGTCTGTCGTTACCGTACCAGTAAAAGTAGGAGAAGCCAGTGGAGCAGCACCGACTACTTCTGCAACGGAAATTTGTCCGTCAGCTAACTCTGCGTTATCCGATATCAGGTTAGCGAGTGTTCTTGCCTTGCTCATAGCT